TTCCCAAATACATCATTTGCAGCTGCTGCTAATACTAAACTTCCAGTTTGTCCGTTAGAGCCAGTTTCATGCATTTTAGGATTAAATGATATTGAGATACTCTTTTCTTTTAAACTTGTTGGGATAATATCACTATGATATGATACATTTTCTACTTCAGGCATCTTAAGGTAAGTTGAATAACCACCATGATATATTTTACGTCTTTCCATTGTCTCATATGAAGGTAATGTTATTTTATATATGTCTCCATCTTCTGCTTCAGTCAAATGTGATACTTTCACAGCCACTCCAATATCTATTGTAATATAACAATTTGTAAGGCCTGCCATTGCATCCCAATCATAGTAAGTCGCGCTTTCGTAACTTGCATAAATTGTATCTATTAAATTATCATTTAAATCATATTTTTTAATTAGAAACCTATCAAGTATCGTATTTGTATATTCAAGAATATAATAAAATCCACAATTATGAGAATCAAAACAAATACCATGGCTAATTGTATCATCATCATCAGAACTGGCATCTGCTGTTTGGGTTATATATGTATTTCCATCAGTACTTCCATTACCATCACCAATTCTTCCTAGGTCAAATGGTAAATAATAATAAGGAAACCATTTTCCTATTTTAGCATCTGCATTACTAGCTTTTATTACGCTTGCCATTACTAAACGCTATGCATAAAGACATTAATCTTTATTGGTTTAGCTGTATTATCTACATCACTACCTGGCGTAAGTGATATTCTCATATAAGGCATTCTCCCATATGTTTCAAAATCGTATATACCATGCCCAACAGTTGAACTACTACCAGCTCCTATATCCCAAGTTACTAAATCAGCCATTTTAACATAATTAGTTCCATCAATTGAACCTTCTATATCTACATCAGCATTTCCAGCATCACCTGATTCTAATGTAGCATTAGCACTATTAACTACTACTGTAAAATCTGAATTTATTGCCCAATCAAATGGCTTTGTTGTTATTGCAGCGGTATCATCCATCCACATATGGCATTCATGTCTTACTTGAGCATTTATACCACTAGCTCCTGTTGCGCTTTGAACTACACTTACATTAGCTTCATTATTAGCTGCTCCTGCATTTGTATCGACAGCACTATTAGTATTGCTGCCTAATCTTGTCCAACTACTTGTCGAACCTGCCATAACTTCCTCCTTCTAAATTTGTGTAGAAGGGGCCGAAGCCCCTTCCACGATTAATAAACTAACCACTATGATGGGTCAGCTCCTACACCACCTATTGTTCCTACACCAACATTTGCTCCGCCAGATAATCCTCCAACGAAGAATTTGCCTTGCCAAGAAGTTGCATCATCATTTCCATCATTCCATGACAATCTATACCATGGTAAAGTATAGTCAGACAAATCAACTGTATACAATTGAACGCCTGTTACATTAGGTTCTGTATCGTCATCTAATGATGAGCCTATCATTACCCAATTTTTACCATCTATAGAACCATCTATATGGAAATCTGATGTTACATTAGCACCAGCTGTTGTAGTGTTAAATCCAACAACAAGTTTTTTCCCATTTACTAAAGCTCCTGGAATACCAGGACTAACTATTTCAGCATCAGTGTCAGAAGGGTCAATAAGAGGTGTAATAAGGTGCATTACACCACCTTCTTCAACTTCTAACCAGTTGCTGTAAGCAGCATCTTGAGCATGAGTAGTTCCTTCAGTTATTGCAGTACTAGTTATTCCTATTACAGCCATAATTTACCTCCTACTTAAGAAAACTTAAGAATTGCGTGAGTTTCAGGGAGACTAATTTCCAAGCCAGCTTCAGTGATGATTTGGTCCTGTCTACCATCAACGCCGTTGTCTTGTACATTAGTTTCAATGAAAGTGTCTCGACTAACACCATTACCCACTAGTGGTCTATAAGCTACATTCTTCATATCGATTGCAACGCAATAATCTTCCCAAGGGCCTCTTAATAAAGGCTCAGCAACAAAGTGTAAATTACCAAATATAGTATTTACCATTGTAACTGTATGCCCGAAAGAGCCAGGAATAGTTTGAACGTCTAATCTATACTGAGAAGAGCCAACAGAATTATTTAAAAAACTTCCGTTTCCTAATTTGTTTAAGTAAGTAATAACTTTTCTTGAAGCCAATACTAGTTTATTACCACTATTTCCAGATTCAGGAGCGAAAAAGTCTTCCATCGCATCTAAAAAAGCATCATAACCAGATGAAGCATAAGACATATTATATACTTTACCATTAGATGAAGTAAAAGGAACAATACCATGTGAATATCTAACAGCGGCACCACCACCTGAAGCTTCTTGAGCTGCAGTAGTTATACCATCACCAAATAACATAGCTTGTTCAATGTCCATTTTATGTTCCATAAGTTTATCTTGCCATATTCTTTGAAACTCATTTGCAACACCTCTGTATTCTGTAGCAAGAGATGTACCAGAGAAAATACTCATACCAGTTTTGAAGATTTGACAAAATCCTTCTCTGTCATACATTGAATCTTCCCAACCAAGAGGAGTATCAGTTCCCTCAGCCCATGCAGAACCAATTACTTGACCCTTATTACCAGCTGAAAATACAGTTCCAGTAGGAATTGTAGTCCCTACTGCAATAAGTTCCTCACCTGAAACTTCAGTGTAACCATCACTAGTTCTATGAGCAATATCAGTTCCATCATGAGCACCTGAAGCGCTGCTATTTACAACACAATTTTCATTAACCTTAAAACGATAAACAACTCCATCGTCAGCTTTAACAGCTAAGATACAACCTGGTACGATAAAAGGGCAATGAGAACCACTGCTTATTTTACCATACACATCATATTTTGCTGTTACAATCAAGTCTTCACCAGCATCAAACTCACCAGCATGCGTTTCTGCACCTGATGTAGTTAAAGCTGTATGAACCTCAAAATTACGTCTTTGCCACTGATGTCTCTGTTCTAAAAATTTAAAAACAGGGTCATTAGTAGCTTTTTTTGCCACCTTTGATAAATATACGAAGAAAGGGCTTTGCATTGGAGCAAGTTCTGCAACTCTATCACCAAAGTTAAACTTTCTTCTTGTATTATCTAAGGAGGCTGTACCGCTGCCAGTGGCAGAGGCCACATTACTGTATACTAATCCCATAATGTACCATCCTTAAAATTAGCCCGTCCTCAGCTGCCTATTAGGCCTTCGGGTGGGGCGATTGATTTTATTTCCAAGGGTTTTTACTATTAAAATCCCCTATCATAGTATCCATCATCTTATCTTCAATACTTCTTCCATCAGTATTAGTTTGACCAGAAGGCATCACACCCATAGGTGAAGGTACTTGCTGAGCATTCTTTGTCTGTTGGAAAGAAGCACTAGGTTGAGTTGGAGCTGCTTGTTGATTTGTAGCTCCATTCTGCATCCTATATAATTGGACAAGATTATCGATAGTGATAGAATTAGGGTCAGACATTTTTGACATAAAATCCTTAGCTTCACTTTCGTTCATACCATAATGGCCCATTACATGACCTTTAATTTCAGATTCTTGAGCAGCCTGTTGCTGAGCAGCTTGTTGTCTTTTTGCTGCATCAACTCTTTGTTGCTCCATTTTATTGAATTTATCTTCAATAATAGCTGTTTGGTATTGCTGTTTAAGTGAATTATATTCATTCATATCATCACGCCAACCTTCTAATTCATCTAAATACCTAGCACTTTCACTATTAGGGTCGCTATAAGCTTCCTCTCTATTAAATGTTCTAGGTTGTGTTGGCTTTGAAGGTGCTGCAGGGAATTCCTCAACTTTAGATTCAGCAGTTTCAACAGGAGCTTCTTGCTTAGCAGGAGCTTGCTGTTGTTGCTTTATTGCTGCCAATTCATTTTTATATTTATCTGCTTGTGATTGCCAATATTGATATCGGTTTTCATCATTAGATTCTTGATTTGGCTGTTGAGTTGTTTCTTGCGTACTTACTTCAGGTTGTTCTACTATAGGAGCTTGTCCTTCAGTAGAAGCTGGTTCAGTAGTTACTTCATTACCAGTAGTAAAAGCACTTGTAACATCTGCATTAGAGCCCTCTGTTCCTGTTCCAAATACAGCTTCTTCTAAAGAAGCATATTGCTGTTCATTCGAACTTTCTTGAGGGGTATCTGTCTGTATATTATCTTGTGACATTATTTTCTCCTTTTAGCTGCCTCTTCGCCACGAGGGGGTGAGCTAGGTTGTTTTGAAGCCTCTCTTATTTGAGACTTTATTGTGGCTAAGCTATCATCAAGTCGTTTTTCATAAAGAGTTCCCGCTGCTTTAGCTTTATTACTAACTCCATCAAGACCTCCTTTAAACTTCTCGACTTCAACTTTCTTTCTAAGATTAACAGCTTCTCTATCTCTAGTCTGTAAATCACCTTTAAGCTGCTTAATTTGTTCAGTTGCCTGCTCTAATTGTTGTTGCATTTTGGCAATTATATCAGTTCTCTCCATTACACCTTCCATATCAAATACTTCGGTTTTCTTAAGAACTTCTTGTCTATCAATAATACCTTTTTGATAAGCATCCATATAAAACTCAAGTTCAGCATATCTATTACTAGGCAATGTAGAACCAGATACTACAATTATATCATATTTACCTATCGTAATATCGTTGATTAACTTAATCTCTCCTGATTTGTCATCAACTAATTTCTTATTTATAACATATTCACTCATCGAGTTATTAGGCTGAACTATTCTAAATGTCTTTTCTGTTGTATAAAGTTGCTGAATTAAAGGTATAGCTACTTGAGCAACTCTCGTTAAAGCTCCTTCTATATCAGCTAATTTAGATTTCATTTTTCTTTGGCCAAACTCATCAATAGATATTGTTGCTTTATATGTTTGAGGAGCAGCTTGAGAATTACCCATCATCATTTCATATAAACCTAAAGCATGGTCAATATCATTCTTAGCAGTTAACTCATTTTGATATAATTCATTTGGCAAAGGAGTAGGCTGTACTGGTACAGGAGCTCCATCAGTAGGGTCATAAGGAATAGCTACTCCAGGTTGAGCCCACTTTTCTTCAAAATCTTTCATATCAACACTACCTTCAGGTACAAGTATTTTAGTATTAGTACTTGTAGTAGCATGAGCAATTATCAAAGAGCGTGTTTTGTTTATATATTCTTGTAAGGGCTTAATAACCCTAACGTCACTCATAGGATAAGGAGTTCTTGTATGTATATTCATTATAGGAATAATAGGATATTTATCTAATGGTAATATCCTTGAATATAACTCTGTCTCACCTATAATAACACATTGTTTAATTTTCTTACTTGAAATTTTAACAACATCAATTTGGCCTTTTATCATTAAATCTGCAAAAGTAATTTCCTCTACAGAGATTTCAGGAACTTCTTGTTGTGCGACCTTCATAGAATCATCTTCGCTATATCCAGCATAAGTTAATTCTTGCATTTTTTGAGCAATAGCTTGAGCTCTTTGTTGCTCTAATTGAACAAGTAAGCTTTTAGCTTTATCTGAATCACTTATAATTTGACCCTGAATTACCCAAGCAGGTCTTTCAGAATATAATTCATATTGTTCTTCACTTAATAATTCTTCCTTACCTGAAAACTTTTCATAAGTTCTATACTCAGTAACATCAACTTTATAATATCTTTCATAGCCTCTGATATATTCTTGATTATTAACTCTACCTACATCTTCTGGAAAAGTAACTTCTCCATCATCTTCTCTTTCAGTCCATGGAGCATTAAAATCTACTTTATTGCCAGAATCAGAGTCAGCATTATCAATAGCTTTTCCATACATAGGATATAATTGCTTAGCTTGGTCTTTAGTAAATAGCTTAGATATGATTATATTTTCAGCATCATCAAAAAGCCTATGTCGACTATTAGGGTCAACATATACATCTAATGGGTCAACATCATGGAAACATACTTCTCCTTTTCCCATATCCATCATAGGGTCTTGATATACATGTATAAAACCCATTCCCATTGTATAATAATCATCTACAGCTTGTCGTATTATTGTTCTGCCATCAGATATATCATACATATAAGTAAGTAATGCACTCATTACATTAGCTACTTTGTTATCAGAGTCTTCTCTAGGAGCACATCTAAAAGAAGGCCTATTAGCAGTAAGCATTGCTTTAGCAGATTCTACAGCTGGATGAACTCTATTGATAACAATAGGAGCTTGACCTCTTGCTTCTAGAACCTCTCTTTGTTCAGCAGTCCACTGTTTACCTAATCTAAATTCTTTATCTTCTTTTGCTTGGAGTGCCCAATTGTCTCTTTTACTGGAATAATCGTCAAATAATTGTAACGTTTCGTCAACTATGTCTTTTTTCTTATTTTCCATCATCTAAATTTACGCATTACATTGTCATCCAATCAAGGTTTTTCTTTGGATTTCTCCATTCATCATCGGATAATTTCTCAAATTCCTTGATTCTGCAGGGTTTTGCGCCATCTAAAGCAGTCCAAATAGCATCCATAATATCATCATGCTTTCCTTTTGGATAAGATAAAAACTCCTGTTGAGCTTTAATATCCTCTGCTCTAAAGTAAAAAGTCCCTTTGGCAAACAATGGTACTAGCGATAATAACCTTTCTGATTTACTGTTTCTAGGTTTTACACCAGATTCTAAACCTGGTATATATAAATTTTCTTCTCTCATTAATTCTCTAACTGCAGTCCTTAAAGCTTCTTGATAACCTACTGTTTCTACCTTTATCCTTCTAGGTTTAAACTTTTTATAAGTATCGATTATCTTTTGGGGCTGTTCAGCAGGAGATATTCTATCTCTATATATGTCCACAATGTATTTACAATTATCGCTATCAATAGCAATAGTAGAAATAACAAAAAAATCTGCCCTAGTGGATAGAGAACTAGCTGGGTCCACTCCAGTATAGAGTTCAACAGGCTTGGTTTCTTCATTTTCTAATCCTTTATTTTTAATTAGAACGTTTTGTCCCTGTATCCTGTCGTAGTCATAATGATGTATTTTTATCCAATCTGGTTGAAAAGGAGCATCATCAGGAGATTGGGCTATATTCATGTATTCTTGGTAGAATCCATTGATATTCCCTACGGACGAGAACTCGTCCTTTATGGCCAATATCCTGTCTCTTGGAAACCTTTCAGGCCAAATACTCTTTTCATCATCGTCCCATATTGAAAACCATAATGTATTCCATGCTGATGATTCCTTTGCCCAACAAAGAAAACAGTCTTCCGATATTACTGTTCCTATCATAGCAATCCTACCTTCATCTGACAAACTTGGGATAACTGCTTCTGTCATCCATTTTCTATTCTTAGCTCTAGCTTCTGGAGTGTAAGCATTAAGCTCTGATTCAAAGTCGTCTACTATAATAAGATTGGGACGAGTATCACCTTCAATGAAACCCCTAACTCTTTGACCTGTACCAACTGCTATTATTCTAGTTCCGTTGGCGAGAACTACATCTGTATGAGTCCATCTTCTAGCTGTGGTTGGACCCATATCTCCGAATATCTTCTTAAATCTATCTGAGTGCGTTAAATGATATTTAATTCTTGATAAAAAGTTAATAGACTGAGCTTGTGACTCAGAAATAATAACCATAAACAAATCTTCATCAGATTTCTTAAATGCCGCTTTCCATAAAGGAAATATAAGTGTAGTAACTGTAGATTTAGCTGTTCCCCTAGGGGCTGCTATAAGCACCCTTCGTTTGTCATCATTTGATAAATTTGCATACACCTCATTATGAAATGGGGGTGTAGCCTTTTTAAGGGCAGTAGGAAAGCAATGCTTCCCAAATAAAGCCATGTTGTTACGTAACTTCTTGAGAGCTTGCAGCTGCTCATATTGTTCCTCGTAATCCAACTAGTACTTCTTTTTCTTTTTACTTAATTTCTTTTTCTTCTTTAAAGGAGGTCTTCCTCTTTTTTTACCATATGTTCCTTTTCCTCTTGGCATTATTCTTCCTCCTTAGTTGTAGTTCTAGTTGCAATAAGCTTTTCTTCTTCTTCTCTAAGCTCATCTATTAGTTTGACATTACTAGTAGATTCAATAGATTCTACAGTCTTAACAAGATGTTTGTCTTTCATACCATGCATATCTTGAAGATTATCAACGGCTCTCATTAAATTAGTAATATCACCTTTATCTTTGGCTTTTTTAATAGTTTCTTCAAGTAATTCTAAGGTATATCCCTCAGTCATGCCGTGTTCTTGAAGTAACTTCTGTAATTCATCTCTTACCATATTTTTGAAATTCTCCTTTTTCATTCTATGTTTCCAAGTTTGTCTTTTAGATTTACTTGGATTGTCAAATACGTGGTCAATTGTTTTATCATAATCCATAGTCTGAGCGTAGACCATAGCCAGATTCTTCATTGTTTGTCCTTTTGAGAGAACTTCCCAATGAGTTTTGCCTGAGATGGTGTTGTTGGATTTTCTACCACTAGCTCTAAGAGTAGAGCTGCTATACTTAGGGTTATAAAAAGTATAGCCATAGGGAAAACGAACATACACGCTAGTAGGCTTATAAACAGACCTGGATATGACTTTGGCAACGTAATTGTCGTCCGAGACTCCATATTCTCCTTCATCTGCGTCCCTCCAGTATTTATATTCTATTTTACGTTCTTGTGCTTCTTCTTCTTTAAAAATTGTGTAAGTAGTAGGAGATGGGTCTCCCTTATGATGTATTTCTATGGTATACATTAAAATGCTTCTGAGCCTTGTTCTGATGCAACATTATCCATCATAGTTTGCTCTTTTATAAAATCATAATACTCTGAGTCATCTTCATATGACTTACCTCTCCATGCAGAAATAAACTTGTCTATATTTTTTGCTCCACCTGCTCTTTTAAGTTCAGATGCAATAAGTTTTTTAGCAACAGACTCATATAAAAGCTTGTCTTTATCTGTAAAATCTCCTGCACCACCATATTCATATATAGGTTGAT